TCACAGCATAGTTTAATATCATAGCGCCGATTAGTAAACCAAAAGCACCAGTTACTAATGGCTGTGAAGCAGTTGCTAAAATCTCAGCGACTTCCTTCAGACCAATCACAGCAGCCTTTGCAGTATCTAAGAAGGTTAGATCTAAGCTCATAAATGTGTCGCTGAGTGATTGGATCGCCTGTGAGAATGCGTCTAGCGGATTTGCTATCTCGCCAAGCGCTACTACTTTAGCCGTATCGATGCTCGCCAATGCATTAACGCCCGCAGCAATAGTGGTGGCTGTCGCCGCGAAAATAGCCAAAGCCGCTGGATCGATGCCAGCCATTGATGCGACCAAGCCGGCAACGCCAACGCCAAATTCTTGTAACGGAACAGATATAGTCGATAATAAGTCGATGGAGGCTGGATCGATCGCACCAATAGCTTTGAGCAAAGCTGATATGCCTGTCGCAATGCTAGTAAAGTTCGCCGCAAAATCTGCACCCGCACCGCTAAGAGCCTGAGAAATAGCAGCGACACCCATAGAAAACATCACTAAAGGGCCGGCCAAAAGAGTTAGAATCTTAATCGCGCCAGTGTCGATAGTCGACAAAGAACTAATACCAGCCGCCAGCGCTTTAAAATTCTCACCCATGTTAGCGCCGCCTAAAGCAAAAGCCGCACCAATAATCATAACGCCCAACGCTAGTGGTAACAGCGCTAAACCGATAGCAGCTAATCTTAAGGCGCCAGTAAACCCGACCTCCCAAGCAAAGGCAGCTAATCCAACACCAAATTCCTGCATCTGAGCGGCAAGGCCTGGCTGCATCGCCGAAGCTATCATCGAAAGCCCATAAGCCAATAAAATCGTAGCCGCAGCTAATACAACGCAAGCCACGGCAAACACGAAAAACGCTGCTGATAACGCGACTATCGCCACACCAAACGGTATGGCGGCAGGTATGAATACAACCATAGCCGTAGCCAAAAGATATAAGGAAACTGCTAAAAGCGCAACACTAAGAGCTAAAGTTGGTGTCAGCACAGAAGCTACCAGCAAGAACGCTTGTGCCATAATGTATACCCCAACGGCAGCCAATAAGGCGGCGGCACCAAACGCAAGAACGACCACAGCAAAGGCTAAAAGTACCGGAGCACCCATCGTCAATGCTGGAATAACAAAATAAAGCACGGTGCCTAAAACACCAAGCATAAGAGCAAAGAACAGCCCACCGGCAACGATTTTACCATATTCTACACTTGCAACAACGACTAAAGCTTGGGCCATAACCCACATAGCTCCAGCTGTAATAAGCAAAGCAACGGATAGGATAAGAATCGGACCAGCTGTTGTTCTTGCAATGTTGGCTAATTTTTCAATACCACTCGAAACATATCCCACAAATGTATTAAAGGCCTGACCAACGCTTGTGGCCAAAGATGAAAGTATCGACCCCATAGAACCAACCATGCTCTGAATAGCAGTCGTAATCCTTGTTACAGCCGCAGCCACAGCATTGCTAAAGAAGCCAGTAACCGTAGAGGCCTGCCATAGCCAAACGACTATAGAAATTATTGGACCCATTAAAGCCAGCAAAGAAGCACCTAAAATTAAAAGGCCAACAACCAATATACTTATTATGTAAGCGCCCCATTGTAATCCTGAGACAAGCAAGTTCCAACCAGGTATAAAGCCCCCAATAAAATCTGAAAATTCAGCTATTTTGGCACCAGCTATAATAATAAGTTCTATGATATTATTTAACCAAGTTACAAGCATTGTCACAAACTCAAAGAATGGCTTAATAAACATTATTATTAAAGCGCCGCCGCGGCTGGCTAAGATGCTTAACTGGCTCGATAAAGTACCCATAGAAGCATTAAATTTATCGCCTACTGATTTAGAATCTTCCATCCTTTTATTTAATAATTCTACAGCTTCGATAGAATTTGGATCGATGCCGCCAGCTTTCATCTCCTCTGCCATTTTCCTATATATGGCTACTTGTTCCTCGGTGAATCCTTGGCTTTTATATTGCTCCATAAGAATAGAATTAGCTTGCAAATCGTCGCCTACATCATTAAACGCCTGCGATACTTGTGCCGCCATCGCAACATGGGCTTTGCCTATATCTTTAGGGCTCTGAATAGCAACACCAGATAAAGCCTCTAGCCTAATAATGTCATCAAAAGCCGTACTATTCATCTTTTTTACAGCATCAGAACTTACACCTAACGATTTCGCCATAGCTAATTGCGCAGAGGTGGCTCTATTTACAGAAGCCGTGACTTCTTTGTCTAGCTTATTTCCCAACAGAAGAAATCTCTGCTGCATAAGATCTACAATGACTTGGACATCTTGTCCCTCTAAACCGAATTTAGCCATCGAATCAGCGAGGCCAAGCATCGTTTCATTGGTTTCTTTTACATTGTAACCCATATTCTTTAACGTTCTTGAAGCACCTGCTAATGACTTTCCCGATAAACCAGTCATCTTTTCGAGCTGAACCATAGTTGTGGCTAACTCTGCTAAATCCTTTTTTCCAGTTTTTACATTGATTAGCTCTTTAACCATCTTGGCAGATTCTGCTGCCGCAATACCGCTAGATAAAGACACCTGTGCAGAGATGTTGGCTAATTCATACATCGAGCCAACAGAACGATACGTAGATTCTCTGAAATTATCTGCTATGCCATCAATTTTTTTGGCTTCACTTACTACTTTGCCCCAGACGTACGCCAGCATCTGTGTCGATGCGGTGTTTTCTTCGATCTCTTTATTTAGCTCTTTGATTTGTCTTTTTAATTGCTGAACTAGCTCGCCTTCAGATTCGACCGCAGCGGCTTCTGCGGCATGCGATTCATTTTTTGTGTCAATAGCTGTTGTTATCTGGTTAACGATCTTCAGGTGGTCTTCTAAAAGACCTAATTCAGCTTCAGTATACTGACCGGTAGCGCTCGTAGAATTTCTAATATTTATAGATTGTCTCTGTATCGCCGCCATCGCTATGGATATGAGCTTAAAAGAATCTGCAGAAGTCTTAGTAGCAAGTTCGATCTTTGTTACAGCTTCTTCATACAGTTTAAATTCTTTGTTATACTTATCGAATTTAATATAATATTCATCGAACCCTGTATACATCTTATCTGATTTTTCTTTTATAGAATCGATATTTTTGATAAAAGTATCAAAAGCTATATTTATATCAGCTAAAACTTTACTTCCGACCATAGAAGTATTCAACGCATCAGACAGTAAAGCAACATTTAAACCTAGGTTTTTAGATTTTGATTCGATATTGCCAAAATCCTCTGACATTTTAGTAGAAGATAAAAGCGCACTTCCTAGTGACGACTTCATCGTTTCAGTTAATGAATTGATCTCGCCAATGTTTGATGATATATCATTATATGCAGTATTGATGGTATCGAAAGTATCTGATAGCCCCTTATTACTATCGACAGTAGTCGCCACAGCATCAGCGAAAGACTGAGCACTAGTGAATATGTCTTTAAAATCAGATTTTATAACGGCACTACTGCTGCTGATCGCATCGAATACTGATTTAGTGCTATTTAAAGCCGCATTAAGCTTTTTGTCGATATCACCAGAGAGCTGAAGAACATCATTTGATAATGATCCTAAGGCCTTTTCTGCCAACACAGTATTCATCTGTAATTCTATGCTTAAACCTAGCACATTTGGATCTACAGCCATTAATAACGCCTCCAGTCGGATATACTATATATTCGATGGGGAATATTATTCTTTAGCTGAGAATCTAACAGAAGTCGTATCTGTGGTGAACCGACAAACATCAAAAATAGTTCTCCACTCTTTGGTATCAATATTCCAGCGGTGCTCAAAACCCATTAGCGTCCAATTGCCAGTCCAATTATGAAATTGGTCAGGGCCGTTCGCTTCGTCAAGAGCGGGGTCCGTCGGCTCGGCGCCAGCGGGGTCGGCTGGCCTTACATATTCTATATAAACTGTATCGACGCCAAGACCAATTGTATTATCAATTAACCCAGCCCCAGGAAAATCAAATCTGGCATGGATTAAATTATATGCCCCGTTTAAGTAAAGATTAGTTGCCCTATTTCTGATGTAATCCCTATACATGAATCCTGTAGAGCCATCGTTAAAAAGCTCTGGTGGTGTTCTGCTCGCTGAAGTGCCTTTAAGAAAACCAACCGCATCGTTTTGTTTAATAGGCCCGTGTGGTGTTGGATATCCGGCTGTGATTTTAGATGAAGTATTTATGTCTTTAACTATACAATAGATTTCCTTGGGATCGCTCTTAATATCTATATATTCTCCTGTGGTAGTACTTATGCCACTACTTGCCAATTTATTAATCATCGCTATAAAATCTTCATTACCAATAGCATATAATTCAAAGATATCTGCATTTTTATAAATCCCTAATGGTTTGGGCTTGAACTCGCCCTGCGGGCAGATGTTTATAAGAGGTGGTATGCCTTCAACTGGCGCGTATTCTTTAACCCCGTAAACCATCTGTGTCTTCGACTTTGTAAACATGGTGCCCATCTCCATCAATTGTCTGATGAATCGGGGCGGGCGTTGCCGCATCATATACCAATAGTTTTCATCGTTATCAAGCGTCGGTGTAACTTTATATGGTACAGAGGTATTTTCTGCGATTACTTTCTCTATTACTTTTGATATCTTTCCCTTATAGGCTTTTCCGCTAGCATTAGCATAAGCTAGCTGATAATCTGCGGTAGTTATAGCTTCAAAATCGATGATTATACCACCGAAACCACCACGGGCTCTTACATTAGCTTTTGTCAATAATAATTGGATCATCCTAGTCGACGTTTCAGGATATACACCCTCAGCATATGCTATCTTAAAATGGACTTTTATTTCTTCTCTTAACTTTTTAGGGTACCAGACATTCTTATAAAAGGCGTCCCAGCGCTCTAGATTAGTGTCATAAATCGAAAAACGCAGCTGAAGGCCACCATTATAAGCACCTGCGAAGAATATCTCTACAACAGCCAGTCCTATATTCTCATTAACATATGGAGGTATGGTTAAATCAAGGACTATTATGCCGGCCATCTTCGGAGTAAATGCCATTATCGAGCCTTTATCTTTAGCCTGATCAATGCGTTTTCATCGATCTTTACTATATTATTATCAATATATGTTTTGATATCTTCCCGCCCCAGACCGGCCTCTGTAATTAACTCGTTCCAGTCCTTAATATTTTTTCCATTACTAATCTTGGGCGGCACTACATAATATATATCATTTACGTATGGTCTTATTTTATTATAATTCTGAACTATGCTCTGTAAACCAGCCTTGTCATTATCTGGCGTCAAGACTACTTCCTTTGCTCCAGTTAACCTTAGCTTTTTACATTGATTATCAGTTAATGCCGCCCCGCCGCTAGCAATAGCACCAAGGCCGATACTATTTTTATCAAAAATCGACTCAGTGATAAAACACCGACCATTATGCGCCACATCATCAAAACCAAAAAGAAAATCACCCTTAGAAACATTATTAACGCCGACTACTTTTCCTTCTTTATAAATATTGCGGTCTGGGAAGCGAAATGTTTTATTAATAAAGGAACGTGATTGCCAATATACCATTTCGCCAAATTCGAAGTAAGGCCAAACCACGTCGTTACCGCAGTGATGCAGTGTTTGATGTTCTACGTCTTCTTGGCTATACCCTCTTCTAATCAGCCACATCAAGATAGTTGTCATCAATGTAGAGCCGTGTTCATTTATAATCGATGACCCAATTGGTAATTGTATTTGGTCTTCTATAATTTCAGGACCCGAAGGTTCTAAAACCGATAAACCTGGCCTAATTCCAGCAATTAGCCGATATGCTTCTTCGAAACTGCAGTGCCTAACGAGTCTTATAAAATTTAAAAATGAGACGTTTCGTTTTCCACTTTTAGGATTAGCTTGGCCAGCCCAAGTTTCATCACCGCGCCAATCGTGGCATATACCTTTTTTCGGATTTATATTAAAATGAAAACCGATGTCATCGTTCAGAGGATTGCATATTATATATTCCTCTCCTTCACGTCTTACTTTATAAACATGATTCTTCTTAATATACTCTATGATCTTTTCGGCTGGAAGGTCCCATTTTTTCATATTCACCCCGATAAATAATACTAATTTATCACTAGGATGAATTTTCTGCTCACTCGGGAGGAGCCATCGGGGAGATTGAGGGTGATCTGATACTGATATGTGCCTTTTAGAAAGTCTGCGGTATTCACATCATATTGGACAACATAAGGGTTAGAGCGATAACTGCCTTGTCTCAACCCTATCCGACACGCCGCTTTGTCTACCAAAGTTTCACAAAATTGGGTCTGAATTGTGATAGTCGGACTCAAGAACGGCATTAAAGGATTCACGAGATTAAAGTTATAATCATATAACGGTAGAGGCATCAACCCTACTTCTAAAGTGCGTAGTTCAGGTTGATAGAACTGTTGGTCTATCGGTTCAAATCCGAATCTTATAGTCTGTAACTTATCATTACAGTACCATGCGTCAGGAAATACCCAAAATCTATGGCAGCAGCTAAGGTTTGATAATGGCATTGGGTCTGTGCCAGCCGTGCCAGATTCTCCTGTCGGAGTGTAATACCATACATCAAAATAAACATCTGGAGCGATAAAATCTGAAGGTACTAAGAATGGATAATGGTATTCACCGGCAACATCGGTAGAGACACATAATGGTGAAGGGTATTCTGTAGAATCTATTGAACTAATATCGATGGTAGCTGCGAGATTAGAAGTTAATACCTCTGATTTATATATCTCTATTTTGGATATCTGATATGGCTCAGTTGGTTGACCTGAGTTATAGAACTGAACATTCAGATCTAAATATTGGCCAAGCCTTCCGGCAATTCTAGGAAACGCAGTTGATAGTGATGAGCAGCTCATATCATATATTTGATAGATTAACGCCTTGGCATACTTGGCATTGAAGGCATAGATGGCATACTAGGCCGAGAAGCGCCAGAAGAAGACTTCTTTTCTGCTTCAGCTTGCTTTTCGTTTTCTTCTTGAATTCTCTTTAGCCACCAATGCCTATCTTCAGAGGACATAGCAGCCTGCTCAAATAGTGTTAACTTCCCATATCTCTTAAGAAGAAATTGCTGCTCCATCAAATTATTATATTGCTTGTCGTATTCCTCAGGCTTTAACTGGGCGAAAAAAGCTTTCAGATATCGGTAGTTCCGCCTTAAACTCGTGATCACACTGTTGACAAGTGATGATAACGGTAGTGTCTATACCGGGTGAATGCTCTCTTACCCATTCTCGTATGGTCGACGTGTCTGTAGAGTGAAGTTTTTGCACAAAAGAACGAATTGCGATCTGATCAGTGATACCCATCACACTAGTGATCATCTTCTCAAGGTTTTCAGTAATTGAATCATCTAGGTTGTTATTATCTATCTTCTGTTTATTTCGCTGAGAAGGCAAGATACTTCCGGATCTTACTGAATTGCCTGGCTTGGTGAATGCCTGCTTTCTGAATTTTCTCTGCGAAAGAATTTCATTAGCATCGGATGCCCTTAAGAATCTAACACCGACAAAAACTTCTCGGTTGGTAACTTTAGACATGTAAGGTAATATCACCTTGAAAGGCTCTCGGCCAACAGAAGCATCAGCCCAAGTGATCGTGTTGGCCAGATCATTCAAGTCATATTTGTGTGTCGCTGATGCGTCGCAATTTGGGCAACCTATCATAAACTCGTAAAGATTACCGTGAGTGATACCTCTGAGGAAATAGAGAAGAAATACTCTATCACCAAGTAACAGATCAGCAGGGTCGAAACCATTTGGAAATTTACAGCATTCTCTAAATAAATAGTCGATAGATTGGCCGCTCTGTGCTAAACGTTGCGTAGCCAACACTTTCTCGGCCGTTTGGCCCATGGCTTTAACCATTACAACACCATCTGGCCAATTATAATAGATTCCTTTACTTGGTAGCGTGCACTCCTCCCAAGGAATCAACTTGTCTTCTGGTAATGCAATTAATTGACGTAAGAACTCTTCATTACTGCCGCCGCCAAGCAAATTCTGAAGATCAGGATTGTGCGCTTCCATCCGTATATCTTGATCGCCTTCTTCTTTTTCTGGCTTTGGTTTGTTTTTGGCGCTACCGCTAAGTGGAATATCCTCTTCTTGTGCCATTTCAATTTTCCTAAAATAAGATAGAACTATTTGTACTATCGTATGTACAGTTTAGAATTGCCTTGTTAATCTTCGGTATAAAGAGCAAAATCGTACGATATGGTCGCTTCTACCACTTTAATATCACTGCTGGTATATGACAAATCGCCAAATTTTATGGTTTTTGGCCAGCTCTGATTTAAAGTATACGTCTGACGAGAAGAATTGGACGGCGTATAAACTAATATTTTGGTTTCTTTTTTATAAGAAGAAGCTAAGGCTATACCACGAGTCAAAGTAAAGACAGAATTCATCCATTCCTTCATGATTTTTAATAAGCCGAAGTTATCATACCAGGTTATTGAAATATCATCCCAATTAACCTTTTTTGCGAATTTATATTCTACACTTGATCCTAACACCTTTTCTTCTTCTATCGTAAATGTCGGCAATTTGCATTCTTTTAATGCTAATAGTGATTTTGGCCCTGGCTTGTTGGTTAAAGTAATATCAAGAATATTCGACACATCCCAAAAGAAGTTTGTATAATATTCATCGGTGGCAGTATTTAACTTAAAGCCATCAGGCGTATTATTTTCTTTGGTGTCGCCTATTATAAATCCAGGCAAATTAGTCTCTCCAATAAAACCATATCGATAACTAATCTGATTCAAAACCTGCCGCATTTGGACTCTTGGTTTCTTTTACATCCAAGTATCGTAAAGTGACCGAGACACTGCCGATAGAATCGGCTTCGTAGTCTAAATTGGAAGGAGTGACATTTAAAGGAAAACAATTAAATAATTCATATATATGTAAATATCGCCCTTTACCGTCCAATAACGCTAACTTAGCGTCGAACGAATATTCGGTGAATTTAGAATATACGCCTTTTTCGGATTTAAATACTAATTTTCTCATCCACTCATAAATTCTAACAGCGGGACCATCAGACCACGCTATTGGCCCTAATATTTCATTAAATTCTAATTTGATCGGATTGTGCTTGAATTTACCAGGCCTATATATAGTGCGAGGCCCATTATGGATAGGAATCTCATCAAAATCCATTGTGGGCCTGTCACATTTTTTTAAATAAATTAGAAGATTACCTGGGGCATCGGACGAAAGAGATCCATTAAAAGCTCGTGCATCTAGCGCAGGCAGTAATTCAAACAGCCAGCGATAACTTCTGGCTGTTTCTAATAAGTGATTAGGCGTATGTGTCGCCGCATATTCACTATATTTATTACTTTTTTCATTATTACACTTCGATTTTTCAATCGGAATATAAAATCCTGGCATAAAATATTACGCCTTTTTAGCTAGGCTGTGAGCAATTCGAGCCCAAAGGACCAGGGATTTGAGGATTAGCGCATGTGCGGATAGCTCTGTCATATCGCATGGTCGCATCACAAGTCAAGATCGCATCGCCGGTATAATCTAGTTCTTGCCAATTAAAATTGGTCGGCCAAGTGCCATACATATCCCATTGCTCATTGGTAGTACCAGCCCCATCGACCAATTTAAGTGTAGCTGTCTTTTTATAGTTCTTGGGGTGATTAACGCCAATGGTATCCAAGCGACATACTGACTCTAGCCAAACGTATAAACCCTGAGATATATTAGGATCTTGCTCAACATCATACCAAGTTAAAGTACATGCTTCCCATTCTTGCTTACCAGCATAATAAGCCTTTTCCTGCTGGTGCTGCATGTCTAATTCCGAAAATTTAAATGTTGGTCTTTTGGCCTTCTGCAAAACCAATAGCTCCTTAGGAGTCCAAGCTGAACTACCTCGACCGATAGTTTCGAAATACCATCGGTAAGTCCTTCTGGTTTCCATGACGTTTGAGGGCGAATTCGCGCCAAACATCCCGCCGCCGATCTGTCCAATATTAAATCCTGGCATTATCAATCTCCTTTAGAATGTTTTTAGATAGTTACAAGGCCAGCAGCAGCCAAAGACTCTTCTGCTGCAAAAGAAGCACCAGTCTTCAATACAGCCATGTTTAGAAC